GTATCTTAAAACCAGCACAAAAAAATGTTAAGCAATTACAAATTTTAATTGATTTAATATATACGACTATTATAAGTTTTACAGGTAAAATAACTCAACTACAAGCCGCAATTGCACCGTTAATCTTTAACCTACAGACTTGTGTTGCAACAGCAGATTCACCTCAATTAGCTAATTTAGATAATATTAATAACAGTCTGACTGATATGGTTAGTAAGTTAAATGACTTTACTAAATACTATGCAGCAGCACAAAGTGATCCAAATCAGACAACTTTTCACGGGTACGTATTAAAAATAGTTGAGGAACAGACTATAGATCATCCTTTACAATTTAAAAGAAGACATGCAGTAGCATTAGATCCAAGAGGGGTACAAGTAGCTCAAACTGAATTAACTTATTCAACTGATAACCAAGTAATCTTTCAAGAACTAGAATTAATTATAGGTAATAATTACTACCCTTCTACAACTACAGAAACAGAAGCAAGTATATATAACTCTATTGGTGTAGACCTAACAACCCTTGATCCAACATCACAAAAAGTAAGTTCAGCAGCTAAAGGATTTGTGAATTCACTACCTGGCGGTAAATCATTCATTAAAGATGTTGAAACCGCTACAGCATCCGATAGAACACCTGATGCAATAGTATTAAAAGCAGCAGCACAAGCTGGTGATTATAAACCAACAGCACAAACACAATTACCGATACAACCTTCAGAACCAACTATATCAGTTGGAGGATCAGCACCGTCCGGAGTTTTATCTCCTGAAAGTCAAGCTAAATGGGAATCAATCGCTACTAACCCCAGTACTCCACTTATCTTACGTCAAAGAGCACAAACAATACTAAATCAGAGTAGAGCAGCACAAGGAGATCAGCAAATATCGGGAATAAAGTAAGTAGAATTTTACATTTAAAAATATTTATATTATATGACAAAGTTAGATTTATTAAGGAAGTTAATAAGAGAAGAGGTAAGACAGGTTATACGTGAAGAAATAAAGCCTGTGTTAGTAGAGATTAGAAGCGGAAAAGGAGAATTAATTACTCCGAGAAAAACTTACCGTGAAGATTTAAAAGAATCTATAACACAGCGTCCTGTTAAAAAGCAAACCGCACCCCTACCTAGAGTTACTACTTCCGATCCGCTACAGCAGCTACTACAAGAAACTGCATATGGAATGGAACAGAGTGATTTTAGATCTTTTGTAAATGCAGAAGCACCTCAAGATTTCTCACAGATGTTTTCTGCACCTGAACCCTATACATCAGAACCGATGGTAGTAGAATCAGTACAGGAGATGTTAGCACAAACTAGACCTGTATCCGATATACATCAAGTTAATATAGATGCAGTACCAGATTTTTCTGAAATGATGAGCGTATTAAAAAGTAAAGGTCAAATATAATGGCATATGCAGCACGTACAATAAGTCCGCTTGATTTAAAACCAAGCACTGCGATAGGGGTATCAATCCCTTTCTCAGCACCTAATGTATTTACGTCTGTTTACACGACAGCCGATCAGTTAAAGTATAATATAATAAATTACCTACTAACAGGTAGAAACGAGAGAGTTTTTAGACCAACATTTGGAGCAGGATTAAGAGAACAGCTTTTTGAGCAAATAACTGATACTTCTATCGCAATGGTAGAATCAAATATACAAGCAGGTGTAGAAGCTAACTTTCCAAACGTTATAACTACTTCTGTACAGGTGATACCTTTGTACGATCAAAACACAATTAACATCTTGTTTAAGTATAGTATAGCAAATACTAACCAAGTTGATCAAATATTTTTAACAGTCGATAATGGCCAACAATAGTTTAACAGTAACAAAGGATATAAAGTACCTTAACAAAGACTTCTCTGATTTTAGAGCAGCTCTAATCGAATACGCTAAGGCTTATTTTCCAACAACCTATAATGATTTTTCTACTGCATCACCAGGTTCTATGTTTCTAGAAATGGCTGCATATGTAGGAGATGTATTATCTTTCTATCTTGATAACCAATATCAAGAGACTTTTGTACAGTACGCAAAACAAGCCAATAATCTATACACTCTTGCTTACATGCTCGGATATAGACCAAAAGTAACATCGGCTGCAACAGTTGATCTAGATGTATACCAATTAGTACCTGCATCAGGTTCAACAGGTAATTATGTACCTGATTTTAGATATGCATTACAGGTTGACCAAGGTATGCAAGTAACCTCAAATACCAATACGAGTGCTACTTTCTATATACCTGAAAATATAGATTTCTCAATATCTTCTTCTACTTCACCGACTAATATTTCTGTGTATAATGTAGACGGAAGTGGAAATCCTCAATATTTTCTATTACAGAAATCTGCAAAAGCATTATCAGGGACTATAAAGACATTTACTTATACATTCGGTACAGCTCAAACATTTGAAACAATCTTACTTCAAGATACAAATATCATTGAAATACTTAGTGTAAATGATAGTAATGGTAATAAATGGTACGAAGTTCCATATCTAGCTCAAGATACAATAATGAAAGCGGTACAGAACGTGCCGAATATAAATCCAGACTATGCTGCAGATGCAGGTACAGTTCCTTATATTTTAGAATTAATGACAGTACCTCGTAGATTTGTAACTAGATTTAAAACAGATAATACACTAGAGATTCAATTTGGATCAGGTATAAATTCAGTAGCTAACGAAGTAGTTGTACCGAATATGGGTAATGTAGGAATTGGAACATTAGATAGATTAAGTAAAATCAACACTATCTATGACCCTGCAAACTTTACTACAACATCAACTTATGGTTTAGCACCAAGTAATACAACTCTAACGTTTACCTATCTTGTAGGAGGTGGAGCACAAGCTAACGTACCAAGTAACACATTAAATACGGTAATTAATTTTACTTCAAACTTTAATGGCGGTATCGTAGATACTACCATCGGAAGTACGGTACGTAACTCCCTTGCAATAAATAACTCAGCACCAGCAGCTGGAGGAGGAGATGGTGATACAGTAGAACAGTTAAGATTAAATATACTAGCTCAGTATCCATCTCAAATGAGAGCTGTAACGCAGCAAGACTATCTAAGCTTTGCTTATAGTATGCCACCTAAATTTGGACAAGTTGCAAAAGCATTTGTAACTAAAGATAATTTGACATTTAGACAAGATACAGGAGGTGACAGTAGTATGCAAGATCCGTATGCATGTTCATTATACATTCTATCGTATGATTCAAATAAACATCTACAAGAACCACCTACAGCATTACAGCAAAATCTAAAAAGCTATCTATCAGAGTATAGAATGTTAACAGATGCTGTAAATATTAAAAATGCTTACATAGTTAATATAGGTGTAGATTTTAGTATTATCTTAAGACCACAGTATAACAGTAGAGATGTACTGACACAATGTATACAGTCTCTACAAGACTATTTCAAGATAGATGGATGGCAAATCAACCAACCTATTATCTTATCTGAAATATATACTTTATTAGATCAAGTACCTGGAGTACAAACAGTTCAAAATGTAACTATAACGAATAAGTCTGCAACAGACGGAACATATTCTCCATATACGTATGATATATCATCAGCGACTTTAAAAGGAGTTATTTACCCGTCTTTGGATCCATCTATCTTTGAAGTAAAGTATCCTGATATAGATATTACAGGAAAAGTTGTTACCTATTAATATTATCCTTAAATTAGAATACAATGTCCGTATATAAAATATTTCCACAACAAGACGCAACTATATACTCGTCTAATCCATCAGCAAACGCTGGTATTGATGAGATACTAGAGATATCGTCTGTTAATAGTAATCCAAATCTCGGTATTATAAGTGGACTGGATGATATAAGAAGAACATTAATTAAGTTTAGTGATGCCGATATTAGTACGATTGCAGGATTTGCAACTGGGTCTTTTACGGTAGGTTTAAAACTATATTTAGCATACGCTTCTACGTTACCTCAAACATATACTATTCTCTGTAACCCTGTAGGACAGGCATGGACAATGGGAACCGGTAAAATTAATGATATACCTAATCCTAATAATGGAGTATGCTGGATATCTGTAGGAGCGTATAGCCAATCTGCTATCTGGAGTAATACGTACGGTACTTCTAGCTACCTCTATACAGTCGGTGGAGGAGTATGGAACCCAGCTTATTCAGCATCTCAAAGTTTTGGTTACACAGATAATAAAGATGTTAATATCGACGTGACTACAATGGTGAGTGCATCAATGGTAGGTACAATTCCTAACTACGGATTACTATTACGTATGACAGGTTCAATTGAATTAAATCCAAGTTCTTCAATAGAGACTCAATTCTTTTCAATGGATACACATACCGTATATCCACCTTGTTTAGAAATGAAATGGGATGATTCTGTATACAATACAGGTAGTAATACTAACGGTACTATTATAGCAGAAGACTTTGTACTAATACCTCAAAACAATACAGATAAACTAAAAGTAGGTAACGTATATAGAATGAAATTCGTTACTAGAGATAGATACCCAGCAAGAACTTTCGCAACTGGTTCAGACTATTTAAACTGGAGATATCTACCGCAGCAAAGCTACTGGTCTATAGTTGACTATAAAACATCTGATGTAATTGTTGATTTCGATACAAACTA